TACCCTATACTTGATTTATTACTTAATGTTTTCTTGTTATGGCATGCGTGACAAAGTGGCTTTAGATTATCGTTATTTAATGCTAGTGAGGCATCATCTTTTAACTCTGTGATGTGGTCTACTACATCAGCTTCTACTATCTTATCATCAGCTAAACAGTCTTGACATAATCCACCATGAATAGCTAAGACTTCTCTACGCTTCTTACGCCATGCTGTAGAGTTATAAAACTTAGCGCTGTCTTTATCTCTATTATATTTACTGTAGTTAGTTTGAGTAGTGCCATGTGTTAAGCAGTAAGTTCTATTAAATGTTATGAGTTCGTTACACCCTGAGTAGTTGCATATCTTCTTAGGCATGGTGTTAATCCTTTTAATTCAAATGTAAAGTGAGGTGTTTTGAGTTTGCATACTGAGGGCTATATCAACCCTCTCTAAGTACATATAGATACTCAAACGCAATACATCAGCGCCCATCTATCTGCCTGTAGTGTTCACCATACATACTAATAAGCGCATGTATATCACTACAGCTAATAGTTCAGCCCACCGTTCCGCTTCGGTACTATATCGCGTAAGCCTGAGCCTTTAACCACGTACTATTAGATAAGAGTGCATACAGAAAATAGTATGCTGGATTAGCCCTGTTAGGTGCTTTTTAATTTCAAGTATGGGCTATTAACTCCATACAGGCTACAGATTTTCCTTAACCGATGCCATCTGTCTAGGCATGTTCCCAACCGCTACTTAAAGACTGCTCCAAAAATCTTAGTAATGTGCTTCACGCTAAAGCACACTATAAAACTTATCAAGGGTTAAAAATTTATCTATTAAATGATTAACCCTTGCTTAAATATAAAATATTATCTATCTAAATTATACTTAGTGTTACAATTCTAACTCATCAGATTTATTAGATAAAAAAGTAATAAAGTCTACTAAACTGCGCTGGTGTTCGTGTGCTTGTCTCTTTAGCTGGCGGTGTACTGCTGGCGGTACTAAGATACTTTTGCGTTTCTCATTAACCTCTGTTTGTCCTGTACCCTCACACTCTTTACACTTAGATTTGTGCATCAAATTAGTATAGTTAAAACCCTTACCCTTACAGTATATACAATCTATTAACTTAGGCATCTAGTAACTCTTTTTGCTCTTTTAATATTGCTATTGCTTTATTAACATTTTCTTGGTCTTTATCAAAATCATGTCTATCTTTAAAATAAGCATCTGCATAATCAGCCCAACTAATAGCATTTTCTAATGTTTCTATAATAAAATCTATATTATCCCTACTCATATTCAAACCCCTCTGTATTAGACACTACTAAAGCGTCTTGTATCCTAGTATCTCTATTTAGTCTGGCTTCTATCTTATCCAGCATGTACTTTTTTCTATCACCGCGCATAAGTGAGGTACACACATTACGGTGTAGGCTCTCTAGCTCTGTATCAGTCTTAGAGTTAATAATCTCATCTAACTCTGCCATAAGCCTTTTAGCTCTCTGTTTTCTACTCTCTGGCATCATCTAACCTTTCAGATAACATAATAACCATTTCATCTAATGTTATTTGTTCTAGTCTCATAGTTTCATATAGTTCTACAGTTTTTAGCTCAGCTTCGCACATCTGCATAACATCAGATTTAAGCGCGCTTGCTTCTAGCATGTTTTTAAGTGCTTTGTCGTAGTTCTGCCATCTATAATTAACATTTGCTATAGTTAGCTTAGTCTTAGCCTCATTAATTTTAGTGGTGCATGTATCTATATCGCCAGCATATAGAGATAATGCCAGCGCTAATAGTATTAATTTTCGCATGTCTCAGCCTTTGCTAGTAGATGCTCTTTTAGCTTCAAAAAGGTGTTTAGGTGTTTAGTTCTTCTTAGCCTGTAAATACCCTCTGTTTTTATCTTCTTTTGGTAGTATACTATTAAAGTATCTAAGTCAAAATGGCGTATAATTCTAGTTTCATACTCACCACGCCTTTTAGTAGGTGTATGTATCGTTAACATCTTAGATTTTAGCTTTTTAGCATACTTGTATGCGCTCATCATAAGCACATCTACATGGTGTTTATCGTCTGCAACTTCTAAGAGGTCGTATCTATTAAAGCTTAACATGTTATGCAACCGCTTTGTATTCTTTATGTATATCAATTTGTGTAGCATCTGATACTTGATAATAAGATAAAGTGATTTTATCACTATTTTTTGTAAACTTACAGCTTAATTCATTTACTCTAACATAACCCTCTAAATCATCTTTTAAAGGGCTATAATTAAGCTCACAACCTTTTTTATCTTTAGCGTATAACTTACCGTTAATTAAATATACATTTGCTTGTTTATTTAAACTCTTACCATAACCGCTTTGAAAATAACCCTGTCCTATTTTAATTCTTTTAATCTGTGTTTTCATCGTTTCCAGCCTTTTGTTTTAAGTTACCTAATTGTATACATTATATACTTAATCTTTTATTAAGTATTTTAATTAGTGTAATCTATTATTTCAAGTCTGCCAAAAGTGTTTTTAATTGCTTCTATGTAGTAGGTGTGCATAATCATCTTATCATTTATGTTTTTATTGTCTATTGCATCTTCTAATGTGTTAAATATGTGTAGCTGGTTATTATCTGCTGTTACAAAATACCACATTATAAAAACCTTATAGTGTTATCGTTTTTAGGTTTGATTATATCAGATGATTTTTTAATTTGTTTTGTGAGTTTTAAACCTATGTATATTAGCGCTAAGGCTATAGGTATTAGTAGTAAGTAATTCATGTTTTAAGTTCCTTTTATTTCAGCCTAGCGCGTCTGTAGCTTGCTAGGCGTTGTATTTTAGCTGGAAACTTTAACACAGCCAGCATTATACGCTTAAATAGTTTAATTTAACCTTAGCGGTACATTATACGCCACATCGCGCCAGCTTCACCAGCAGTAAGTTTACCATTAATAGCTATAACTGTATCTAAAAATAGCTTTTGCTTTTGCTTAATACTCATAATTAGCCTTTAAATGTTCTATTACAGATGTGTTTACAATCTCTGTTCTATTTAGCTTTTTAGCTTTCATAAACTCTATAGCATCTTCATCTAAGTACACACTAATCTGTTTAGTGGTTTTATATCTAGGCTGTGTAGTTTCTTGAAGCGTAGCGCCCTTATCATCTTTTTTTAGCTTATTTAAAGCTTCTGCAAAATTATTCTTAGCCATTAAAAACCCCTTTTTCTGTTACAAATCGTGTCATATTATATACCTCTGTTCTAGCGTTCACATCATCTAACTCTATTACACCCTTACCTAAAGCGTGTGCATCTTGGTAAATCTTACGCTGTCTTAGTGCTGGTGTAACTATGTAGCCTAATTCTCGTAGTGGTTTGTAATAATCCTCTAAAGCGTGGTGATTAGTTAAGTGGTGTATGCGCGTAGGTACTATCATTAATTTAGGCGCTGAGCCTGTAGCTTTTAAAATCTTTTGTATAGTAGATGCAAAATCTACTAGTGTATCCATTTCTACACCTGATAGATTAATAGGTATTAATACTACATCAGCAGTAGCTATAAAAGCCTTTGTAGTTATAGTATTAAAACCGCCTGTATCTACTACAATCATTTGTGATTTATTTATAATGTTTTCTATCTCATTAGAATTAGGTTTATTATAAATACTAAGTAATGGCTTATATGCTTCATCAAATTCTACTGTATTTCTAATATCATTAAATTTAGAGGTAGTGAGGCTTTGCGTATCTGTATCTATAAGTGATACATAGCCACCATAAGATGCGTGAAGTGCTATAGCCAAATTAATAGCTACTGTGCTTTTACCTGTACCGCCTTTTTGATTAGCAACTACTATTTTTAGTGTGTTTGTTCCCATGATAAATACCCCTTTTTGTGTGTTTCACAAAAGAGTATACCATATTATATTATATAATACAAGCTCATATTGTACTATATGCTATTAAGGCTCTGGTGTTATCTCTAAAGATAAGCCTATAGATGCGTTTATCAGGTCTACATTAGTAGTACCAGATGCTAAGTGTAATTTAATCTCTACTTCTTGGTTAGCTGTTAATGGGAAATAGTAGGGTATAGTAACAGGTAAATTTTTACCTGTACCCGTTACGGGTACATTTGTACCTAACTGTACACCATCTACCCACGCACTAAATAATAATTCTAGCCCATTTTGCCAATTAGCCAGCACAAAAAAATCATACTTATATAATCCAGCATCTATATTTTCATATATGCCTGTAGCTATCGTATAAAGCATATTTTCCTCATATAATATTGTATCTGCAAAAAGCTGTGTAACAGGTGTAGATGTTACAGCTAATACGCTGGGTGTAGCCAGCGCTACAATTACCTTAGTATGGTGTGTCTTAATCATTTCATTAAAATTATCATTAAGTTTAGTACGAAATACTAACCCTGTATCACCATCGTTTAGTGTTTGATGTGACATTATAAACCTCTCATTATTTTAGCTAATTTTTTAGCTCTGTTTGGTGTTTGTTTAGCCCACTTACTATTAAGCATTTCTAAGCTAGCTGTATAAAAATCATGGTGTTCTATAGCATGCCACATGTTCTTAAACTTTAACACACCACCTACACCTAGCTGGTATGCCATTTCAAATAGTACATCTTGGCGCTCATCAGATAGCACATGTATAATAGGCTTTTTATCTACTAAAGAGGCTTTAAATACATCTAACCTACTTATTAGAATTAACTCAGCCTCAGCCTCACTTATAGGTAACCTAGTACCATAACCTATAGTAGGTATGCCTAAGCTATCTTTATACTCATCACCTACAAAACCCTCTGATTTTTTAATGTTGTCTATTAGTGCCATTAGTTACCCTTTTATGCAATTCCATACCATCTAACTTATCATTTATCTTATCTAGTGATTTTATTACAGTTTTCATATTAGTAGCAGTTTCTATAGTTTCAGCGTGATACTTAGTCATTTTAGCATACATAACTCTATGTGAGGCTGTTTTTTTAGATACCATATCTTTATTTTCACCGTTAAAATAAACCACAGCACCTACAAATAAAACAAATAAACCACACGATACAGCCATAGCTTTTACTAGCACTTTATTTGTTTTATTGTCTATCTCTTTAGATTTATTGTCACATGCTTGCTGGTGATTTGCTTGCTGTTCATTATCTCTTTTTTCTAAAGCTCTTACGCGGTCTTTCATATCTACTAAAACTACATCAGCAATAACCGCAAACCTTATTACAGCTTCTTCTACTTCCTGTAGTCTCTTTTTTTCAATATCAGTCATGCCTTAGCCTTTAAAGAGTTTAACCCATTTACACCAAAAGATGCGCCAACTATAGCACTAAACATAGCAGTAATAGGTATAAATAAATCTGTTAAGCTTTTTATAGCAGATTTTACATTCTCAGCATCACCAACCTGAAACGACTGCGCCAGCACTAGAATTACAGTCATATATATATAAACCATGTACATTTGAGTAACTTTTCTGCTTATCTCACGCCTCATAACTCCGTTAGGGTCTAGCGTTTTAACCATAATAGCTTTAGCTTCGGCACTCTCTTTATCTGTATCTATCCACTCTTTAGCTATATCGGTAACACCCTCTACCACGCCACCTGTAAAAAAATTTAATAAGCTCATAATAAATTACCTCTAAGCGCGATTATCTGAGCTTCTATATTGTCTACTTTACCCTGTGCATATTCTTTATCTACACCAGCAGTAGTAGTAGATAATAACTCTCTTATAGGTCTAGCAAGTGCAACCTCTAGTGTAGCTATTTCTGCTAGTATAGGCGCGTTATTATCATCTATAGCTTGCTGGTCTAGCTCACCTTGCGAAAATTCTGGCTCTACTTCTATAGCTGTAGGATAATCATCATTATCACCAGCTATAGCTAGTTTTACTTCTCCGTAGTGTCTATTACCATCTGCTTTAGGTACTGATAAATTACTATTAACTAAGTAGCCATCACCCTGTATTTTTATTGTTTCAATCATCATATTTATCTCCTTAAAGTTCTGCGTCTAATTCTATATAGTCTGTTGCTAAGTTGAGTCTACCAAAAGAGGCATGACCACCAGTTAATCCTGATGAAATACATTGAATTTCGACACTTGTTTCTCCATCTACGGTAAGAGATATTGCAGTAGAATTATATATTGTACCTGATTGATATATATCAATCGCAGAACTATTGCTATAACTCAGTGTTGGTGCTACTCTCATACTCGTTGGAAAATGTATAGTCCCAAAATTAGTTGTAGCGTCCCAGCTTCCTGATTGATAACTGAGTTTGTTGGTATCATTAAACCTTAAATAATATCTCTGACACAAACTCAACTCTAACCCTATAGGTCTTTGTTCAAAATTAGTAGCTTTTGAGCCATCTTCTAACTGCCACATTGTACTCTCTATGTAGTCACCAGATGTTATGGAAACATTCGTTCCTACATCAGAAACTATTGAAACAAAAACTCTCAATTGTGTTGCACTAACGCTAATCGCTTTAGTTAAGGATAAAAACTCATAAGCTCCACCACCTGAGTGTGTTGTACTTGAAGTATATGTTACACCATCATATAATAAAATTCTTGCATTTATACTGTTAGATTTAACCCAGATACCCATAGTTTTAGTTTCACCGTTGTAAAAAATCACCATTTTTTGAGATATTCCAATTATGCCTGTAGCTGTAGAAGTTGCGATACACTTAACACTATTAACATATTTTCCATTTATTACAAATTTAGCTAACCTTTGTATCGTTCCTGTTACTGAGCCTATATAACCCTCGTATCTATCAATATGATACTTACTATCTACCATAACTACAGGCGCAGTATCTATATCAGCATATTGATTAACAGAAAAATCACCGTTTATGATTTTATTTTTAAACCCTGTTAAAACAGAATTACCACTTACATCTACCATATCACCAGACGCATTTTTTATAAAGATTTTCTCATCAGCAGTATTAACAAGTATTTCACCAGCTTGTACATCTGCTGGTACAGGTACAGCATCTATAGTAGATGATACCTTATTTTTAATAGCCTTAGTGTCATCTGTAAAGCTAGCGCCACCGTTTACCTGTGCTACATTATTTACTGTATCATATTCTAAGATACTTAAATCTGTAGTACCTGTATAAAACTTTTCTAAGTTTAGAGTATCTGTTACATCTAACCACTTATACCCCTGTACCGCGTATGCTGGTCTACTTGTACCACTTTGCATACTTAGTACAGCAGAGTTAAGCCTATTTAAAATGCTAGCTAATTCTGTACCGCTGGTAGTTGTAGGGTCTATATTAAAATCGCCTATTAATTGCTGTGCCATGTTCTTACTCTCCTTTTTTTATACTAAAGCGCCATAAGCTTTAGCCATATAGTCAAACTGTCTTACTACAGATGTAGTGGTAACATCAAAAAACTCTATATTAAACCCTGTTTTATCTTTTAGGGTTATAGTGTAATAATCACCACCTACTGCGCCATCTTGCGTAATACCTAAGGCTGGTACTGCATAAAATCCTGTACTAAAATCAATTCTACTGCCACCTATTGATGATATTATATCATTTTCTGAGGTAATTCTATCTGGCATATCAATATTTATTATAGCATCTGTTACATTTATGCGTATTTTTTCTGTAATACTCTCAGCCACTAAATAAAATCTAAAGTATCTACCTGTTAAATCACCCATTTCTGTTAAGACTTCATCAGTCCAATCACCAGCCAGCCCATCACTCATAGCTACTACATCACTCATCTTAGCCCATGTAGAAATACCACTTAAAACTGTAGCAGTCCTAGCTACTATATAACAATTCCATAAATCATACCGCGTAGTAGCTAGGCTGTCTATATCACTAAGCTTAACCCATGAGTACATTATTTCTTCAGCCCTAGTAGCATAAGCATTTATATCTACATTTATTCTAGCAGTATATACATCGCCTAAATCTACCATATCTAAAAAAGTATATTTAGCGTTTTGTGCGTAGTCTGTACCAGCATAATCGAATGGAATATCAGTCCATATTATAGTATCGCTCCAGTCTTTGTCATCACTCCACCAGCCATCACACATAGTATAAGGGCATGTAGGCTCTGAGGTTACAGGTGTAGTAACCATTTCACTATCCTCTAACTCAAAATTAAGTTTTTCACCTAACCATGTAACACTATCTTGTAAATCTTGTACAAAATTTAGCTTTACTATCTCTGGTATATTTGTTATAGCTCTACTAGCTGTAGCGCTCATGTTACCGCTGGTATCTACTGCCTTAATTAAGTAAGTACCCTTACGCGCATTAGTAGTATGCCTAACTGTATCATAGCTTATAGCATCAGTTAATAAAACTGAGCGCTCCCATGTTGCTACACTACTATCTAAAGATGCACTAAACTTAATTACATAGTAAGATATATCATCTTCTTTTAGTTCTTTCCATGTAAGGTTTAAAGTCTCATCTACTACATTTACATTAAAAAATTCTACCTGTGGTGGTGGTGTAGTATCTGGTACTATAGTAACGCTTAACATTTCAGATGGTATACAAGGTGCATCATTTGTACCTATAGCTGTAATTCTAAAAAATACTTCTTTATCTACTAAAGATGGGTTATTTATTATGTTATCTAACTTAAATTCATAGTCTGTATTAGTGGTGTAACCAGCTATCATAAATTCAGTATCATTTATAGTGGTGCTAGCCCACTCTACCATATAAGTTTTAACAGGTGCATTAGCTTCTACAGTCCAATCTAATTTAAAAGTAGGTGTAGGTGCGCGCTTAACATAAGTAATACTATAAGCTAGTGTAAAATCTTCTATACCTACCCTACACTCATTTAATAACTCTGGTGAAATACCGCTATCATAATCTGGCATACTGCCTGTATCTGCTGTATATACATCTGGGTTATATGGTGTTAATCTTAGTTTAGCTTTTAGGTCTGTACTAGGCATAATAGCACTTACTAAATAATCCTCTGTTACATAATCCTTAAAGCCATACACAAATAAATCACCAGCTACTATATTAGGGTTAGCTACAGCTAGTGTAACTATAGTACCATCTGTAACAGTATCTATTACACCTGTTTGTATGCTGTCATTATCTGCTCTAACTAGGTAGTGGTATTCACTTACTAGGTCTGTAGCTAGTACATCATTTACTATTATAGTTAAGCCAGCATCTTGTACCTCTTTAACTCTAACAGGTGTACCACCTATACGCGGTACATCAGCCTGTACACTTACAAGTTCACCACGCTGTACGCTTAGATGCTCTAAGTCTACGGTTATAGTAAATGTTTCTTGGTAAGCTATAATCTGTGCTAAAGTATAGCGACCATGTCTCCACGCTCTGTAGTAGTCTGTTATTCCAAAGGTTTCAACATCTTCGAATTTTTCAGCATTTGCTACTGTATAACCATCTGCATATACTATTACTTCATCTGTCTCATAGTTCTGCGATGGGTTTATATATTTAACTTTTAGTGCATGCGGTATATCTGCATAAGTTCTCTCAGCTGAAAAATTACTACTATTTCTATTTGTAAATAGTTGCACAGGTGTAGACTTAGCTATATCATATAACACACCATACTTACCATTAGCACTAATAATTAACGATGCTCTAGCCTGAGATAAAATAGACTGTACTAAGTCTGCTACAGTAGTAAGCTGTGTTACCACTAAGTTACATTCATGTCTAGCCTGTGTAAAACTATCACCTACTAATGGTACTACATCTACTAGCTCATCACAGTAATTAGCAAAAGTTAAAAAGTTACTTAAATCTATTTGGCTATCATCTAGCGCACCCTCATTAGCTACACCTGTAAGTATGTCTAATACTACCCATGCTGGGTTAGATGTAAACTCATTAGTAAATGATGAGCCATCATAAACCCTTACTTTAGATGTACATAACGCATTAAGATTTTCTACCACTCCGTTTATCTGCTCTGTAGCTCTAAGATTTAACTCAAATATACTATGTTCTGTATCTAAATCTAGTACAGTATCATCTAAAAAGCTACGCAATAAAGTCCAATTAGTAGTATCTAAAATTCTACTGCTGGTACTATCTGCTGTAATTCTTTTAACTGATATTTCATATTTACCTATAGTATCAAACTCAAATCTAGCAGTAACAGTAAAAGCCTCTGTATTATTATTTGTAACTTTTAACCCACTTGAAACACTGCGTACTGTGCTTGTAGAAAAATATTTAGTATATGCTCCTCTACCACTGGTAGTTCTAGTAATGTTTGTAAATGCTTTATCTATCTGCACCCTTATACCATTACCAGCGCTTACATCTTGCATTACTGTACGCTGTTCAGATGGTGTAAGACTTGGTACAGATGATAGAGCAGATATTTTATCACCTACCTTTAAATCATGTGCTGAATTTACAATAATAGTTGTAGAAGATGGTAAGTAATAGTAAGTTATCCAGCCACCTACAGGCTCAAAAACATAATATGTATCACTTTTAGTTAATAAAATATCTACAGTTCTAGTAAGTGTTGTATCTGCTGGTGTATGCACTACACCAGCACCTACAGCATCAATATTTAAAGCACTAAAACCACCTGAGCTACCAGCTAATCTATAGCCTAGTTCAAACTCTACACTAGCATTATTATAATCACCACTATCTGCTACCTTAACTAAGCCACGCGGAAAGTTAATCTCTACCTCTGCTGTTTTAGCTTCTAAGGCTGTTTCTCTTATTATCTGGTTATTTGATTTTAACTCTACACCTATGTTTTGTATATCTACCAGCTGTGTAAAGTATCTTAACCCCTCGCCTTTTGTAGATGGTATAAAATTTGTTCTAGTTTTAAAGTTATCTATAGATGTAGTACCTAGTCGCACATCGCTTAACTGAATTTCTGAAAACCCAAAATCATACAGCGCGGTCATGTATGAGTTCGTGCCTGTATTCCATACTAAAGGCTGGGCGCATAATCTAGGGAAAAATAAATGCTTACCGTATAGTTTAGGTATCACACCATAAGGTGACATAACATTACTTTGCCCTGTAATACTATAAGTATTTTTACCAGCGCCATTATCTATAGCGTTATAACCGCCTGTATCTAATTTAGGTGGTGGTATTAAAGCGTTTACAGCCATCATACCTACAGCAGAAAAAGCTACAGTAGTAGCCATAGCACCAAACGAGCCAGCACCAAACCACGCAGTACCTAAGCCAGCGCTATAGTATGTTACTACCACCATAGCTACTAATCTTATGATATTTTTACCGCCACCATCACCACCCATAGGTACTACATATATATTAACTATATCAGTAGCTTTAAGTGGTATGCTAAATTCTTCTACAGTACATGGTATACCGTTTATGCTAGCTCGTATATGCTTGTTTAATGCTACAGGTAGTTTAGCTTCTTTAATAAAATCATTAACAGTATAGCCCTCTACCATTTCAAATTTTAGAGCTTCGCGGTTATCGAATAAGTGAGGCTTTACAGTTACTATATTATTTTGCATCTTCTATAAACTCCATTTAATCTTTTATTCCATACCATACTATCTAAATTTTCTATAGTAACATCTGAGCCTTTCAAAATATGTATGAATTTACCCTCGCCTATATATGTACCAATGTGTGAAGCAAACCCACCAACATTAAATAAAACAACATCACCAGCCTCGTAGTCTGAAACCTTAACCCATTTTTTAAGTTTCTCTACCTCTATTAATTCTGATGTATTAGCACCATTAGATGCACTTAAATATCTACCATTTAGAAGCGGTAATTCATAATCAAACTGCTCTTTAGCAATCATACATACTAAACCCCAGCAATCCAAACCCTCTGTAGTTCTTCCAAAATCTTTATATGGTATACCTAAATATTTACGCATCATATCTACCTATAAAATAAAGCTGGGTACTGCTTAGGGTTATAGTTAGATGCTGGAAATCTTCGGCTCATAGGGCTATCTATAACTAAAGCACCCGTAATAGTAAAGGTATCATAGTTTAAGTTTCTTAGTTTCATGTTATCTATCTGCATTTCTATAGTGTCTGGTGCTGAGGCTAATACTTCTTTAAGTGTTACCTCTGGTGGATTAGAAAAACCGCGCACCGCTTCTATTAGTTGTCTATCTACATTATCTATAGTTAGTTTTACCTCTGGTAACTTACCCTCTACATCATCTGGTAATACAATCCTAAAAGGGTATGGCTCGTAAGTAATACCATTAGATACTATAGATACAGTATCGTTTACAAAGTATATGGGCGTAGCTAAATCTGTATGTGTAAACTCTAAGAGTGACAAAAATACTTCATCAGTCTCTACAGCGTTTGTGGCTTGCTTATAGTTAGTAGTCATTACGGTAATATCTCTACTTCAAAAGATGCTTTATACTCACCAGCAGTACCATAAGGTGCTAAGTCGTACATATCTTTTATTCTATGCTCTTTACTTATACCTGTAATAATATCTGTAAAATCAAACCTAAGTACACCAGATGCTAAATCGTCCTCAAACCATGAGGTAAATATAGGTAACTGTGTAGTATCAAGTATTAAGCTCCATGTCTCATTAAAAATAGGTTTAGTATATCTTCTACGCTTTTTAGCTTCGCCTACATCTACATTAGATGAAATTATATTGCTAGCCTGTGAGTGTTTATAAGATGTTCTTTGTGGTGCTTGTGGTAAAGTTGCTGGATATGTTACTGCCATTTTTAATAACCTTTTCTATTTAGTCCAAAGTTTAAGCCTAGTGCCTTATCAAAAGTACCATTTCCTAAACCTTTTTCTACAGTTGATTTTATCATAATATCTATTATATCGTTACCGTTACTATCTGTATTTTGTTGTACCTCTGTATCTGCGCCACTCTGATTATATACATTAACAGTAGTACCACCACCACCGCCTATAGCTTTTATACCTAAATCACCGTTTGATGTTCTGGTTAATGGCATAATAGCCTCAGCGCCAGCTTCGCCCATAATACCTGTACCGCCAGCCATGCCAAAGCGTGTAGGTGAAGATACAATACCACCGCTAGCAAACTGCTGTACTCCACCAGCAAACGCGCCACCCTTAGCAAAACCCCAACCCATACCGCCAGTATCACCTGTAGGTGTAGCACCGCCACCACCGCCACCAAAAAACATACCAGAATTTTGTAAAGCTCTCATAAGTGGTATAGTAACATTTAGGCGAATAATCATTCTAAGTAAATCTTCCATAATAGCGCCTACAAAATCACTAAACGCTAGCTTACCTGTCTTAGCAAATTGTACCATTTTATTTTCCATGTTAGAAAAAGCATTAGTAAAAACGAATTGTATATCTTTAAAGCTATCTTTAGCCTTTTCTGCTACTTTTTCTACCTCTACTATAGAACTTGTTAATTTACTTACATCTAAGCCCTTTAAAGCCTTATTGTATATTTCTAGCTGTTTTATAGTCTCAGTAATAATATCGTAACCAAAAAACTGTTCCCATGCTTTATTAGTTTCTGCTGAACCACCAGCTTTTTTTAGAATTGCATCTAGTATAGTTCTACCTAGTGCCTCAAATAAAATTTTAGTACGCTCTAAAACCACTACAGCAAACGCGCCAAATTCTATAATCCCCTCTTTAGAATTTGTTATAGCCTCTGTAACAAAATCTATAGCACCACTTAATCCCTCTGTAGAACTAAAAGCCTTTGCTATTTGTCCTACTGTAGATAAAACCGCATTTTCTAGCTTAACCATAGATGCGCCTACAGTTTGTGGTATCTGTGTAAATTCAGCTTGAATAGTCTGGGACTGAGACTGTAAAGCAGTTATTATTACCTCTGTAGTTAATAAGCCCTCTTTACCCATAGCTCGTAACTTTCCTATAGATACACCTAGCCCATCTGCTATAGCAATAGCTAAGCGTGGCGTATTTTCCATAACTGAGTTAAGTTCCTCACCTCTTAATACACCAGATGCCATACCCTGTGATAATTGCAATAATGCACTATTAGCCTCTGTGGTAGATGCTCCTGATATTGTCATAGCTTTAGATATTGTTTCAGTAACTTTTAACAGGTCTTTACTAGATACACCTAGCGCATCTGTAGAGCGTGCTAGTTTTGCGTATAGATTTACTGTAGCTGATAAGCTAGTTCTACTATCCTGTGCTATCGCGAATAGTTCTACCTGTGCTTTTGTAAATTCCTCTGTGCTACTGCTTGCTAGTTTTAGCCTAGCTGTTAAGTTACTCCACTCATCACTAAAGCGTATTAGTTCGCGTACAGCAAAAACACTAGCAAGTAGCTTAGCTGTATTTTTAAAGCCTCTACTCATATTATCGAATTTTTTATTAATACCATTCACTTGTTTATTTAGCGTAGCGGTCTGTAGTTCTAAGTTAATTAATAGACTACCTAAAGATGATTTTTTAGCCATGTTATACCCTTGTTAATTCTGAGCTTAGAGATTTTATCAGATTATTAGTTACTTTAATCTGTCTAGCTTTCCATAATCTACTATATTTTTTAGCACCTGATACAGCGCCATTACCTTTACCGCCTCTGCGTCCTGTCTCATTAGGTGACATAAATATATAATACCCTAATCCTCTAACTATTACACCTCTACCAGCTGTAGTACCTCGCCCTGTATTTCTTACGCTAAAAGAGCGTTTTAGAAATCCTGAGCCAGCCACTTTAGTATATTTGTTTTTATGCTTTCTTTTACCCTTTGGCGTAATAGCTTTCATTTGATTTTTAAGCCTCTTAGCCTCTGGGTCTATAGTTGCGCGTATAGCTTTACGCTGTAGTTTAGCTGGCATGGCTTTAAGCTTTTTAGTAATAGCGTTTACACTTCGCTTATCTAGCTTTAACTTAACCATGCTAACCCTTTTTCATTAAATTTTGAAACCCTTGAATATCACTCTTAGGTTTTTCACCCTCTGGCGTATTCTTAATTTTAAGATAAGCTACCCACAAAGTAATCTCACTAGCTGGTAACATTCTAACACCCTCTAAACTAAGCCCTAACATTTCACCTATCTGTAGTAGCATAAATAAAAAGTTATTTTTTCTTAGTTTCCCTCAGTATCACCTAGCGCATCTTCACCCATACCATTTAGAGCTAATATCTCAGTAAATAATTGCTCTGTTACCTTGCTAGGCATTTGTGCTATTTTGCCTACTTCATCATCACCGAACATACGGTTACCATCTGCTGTAACTACTGAGATAGAAATAAGTTTAGCTTTCATGTTCTTAGCACCGCCCTTACTCATATTCATAGCCATAAGCTCAAAAGCCTCTCTATCAGATGTAGTAAACTCTTTAATAGTTACTTCACCTGTAGGTAGTTTTACCTTTTTGGTAGCTGTCTTTAAACCTAATAAATCATCTTTATTTAACATGTGTTTCCTTTTTTAATGTGTTAAGCGCCTAAGCACTAAGCCCACCACCTCTAAAGATGGTAGGGCTTAAAGCTCTAACTCCATACGAAACTTGAAGCCTTAGAAGTTACACTACCTGTAAGTATTGTATCTGGTGCTGGGTCACTTAAAGTAAACCCACTCATAGCTACCTCAAAATCAGCAGTAACTACACCGCCAGCAAATACTATTCTAGCCTGTCTACTTTCACCAGCCTGTGCGCTGTTGATAAAGTTAGTCTGGTTAGTAGTAGGTGCATATAAAAAACTAATAGTTAAATCTGGTGCATCAGCTAAACCAGCTATATATGTTTTAGCAGTATCTTTAATAGTTGTACTATCTAAAAAAGTTCCTACCTGTCCTATCTCACCACCAAAAGTAGAAACATCTTCTACCTCTATATAAGTACCACTACCTACAGCATCTTCGATATAAAATGTTGTATCAGCAGATAAATGTACATTTTCCTGTGCCATTATAATTACCTCTCATAAATTGAATAATCGAGTGCCACACTGTATAAATCTACAGGCTCATCTAAGCGCTCTGTAGTTTTACTTGTAAATGTAGTACCCATTATATTTAGCTCTTTTGAGCCATTTAACGCATCTATCACCTCAGTAGATAGTGCATTAGCATCATCGTATTCTTTTTCGTATACCGTAATGGTAACAAAGTTTTCTTTATATGCTACTCTACCAGATATAACCTTAGTAGTTTCTATACTATCTATGCTATAGATTATATAAGGTGTCTTAGTATCGTGCTTAGTGCTTAATGGAAATGTAGGTGCTATACCATTTAGCTGTTTATATATAAATTCTGATACAGTCATGATACTATCTCAGTACACATAAGATGTAAAGATTTACCAGCATCAAACTCTAACACGCCTAATACTTTTAGCTCTTTGCTATCCGCTCTTACTATATCACCCATAAGCACCCTTTGATTAGGTCTACGCATAACCACTTTAACAGTAGTTTCCATAGTTTCAGCACCACCAGCTATAAAGTCTTTAGAGTTTACAGTAGTAATACCTACCCTAGTTTTTAACACGCTCTCATATTCTGTAGTATCACCACCTGTAGAAGTCTTAGAGGTTACCTCTCTTACTACTTCGGCTGGGTATCTGAGTTTACCACTTTTCATACTATCCTACCTGTGGGCGCATATAAGGCACTAATAGAAATCGTACACCATGAGGTAAATCGCTTACGCTTACACCTGTAACCGCACTTTCTCTATTTTCGTAGTAAGTACCGCATAGCAATAATCTAGCATGCTCTATGGGTTTTTCTACTACATCTACGCCTGTGTTCCACTCTATAGTCACATCTGCATCATCATCTATAGTAACAGTATCAGCTAATTTTATTACTATATAGTTATTTATATAGTAATAATGATTAATTGCCTTTGTATATATATTTAGAGCATCTATAACTAAAGTAGTTTCTACTGTACCTACTTTGTACCTTAAAGTTACATCACCTGTAGGTTTATATGTAATATCAGTTTGTAATAATAATGGCAGTTCACCATCACTAAACTTACCGATATTTTGCACATTTAAACGCTCTAAGAAATTATCTCTACAATAGTTTTCACTTACCACTAATGAAACATCTATTAAAGTTTCTAAGTATGTATCATCATCATTAAAATCTATATTTAGATGTTTCTTAACTGTTTCTAGCTTTAGTGTATCTGTTCCGCTTATTGTAGTATCAATCATCTGTTAGCCTTTAGCTATGCCTAAGTTATTTATAGCCACTTTAATTACGCTAGTGCTTATAAAATAACCAAATATTGCCACTTCATCAGTAGCTACTAAATCATCGTGAGGTGCTATTTTACCAGCAGTTTGTGACATTACTACCACATCACCAGCAGTACCTACAGCAGATACAGTTACATACCCACCTGTGATAATATCTATAGGCTGTCCAGCAGTAGCACTATTAAGTGCTAAACCTGTAAAAAAGTCTATATCAGTATCACTAGCATCGTTAATATATGCTAAACTATCTGCCTCATTTTTAGCTATACCCTCACCAGCAGTAATAGTACCGCCAGCAATTAGTTTAACTATTACAGGGCTTATACCATCTACTGTAGCTTTTACTACATCAGCTGGCGTTATTGTATAATTAGCCATTATTCACCCTTTGCTAATGCTTCTTTAGCTTTTCTTCTAGCATCTACACGAGCATCTAATATCTTTTTAGTATTAGCTTGTGTTTTTACTTCACCAGCAGTAAGCTTAGCTTTTTTAGCGTTTACTAATTTCATAGCATCTGCACCACGCATATTAACTGTCACGCCTTTTTTAAGTGAGTGTGACGGTGTATTAACTTTTGTTAAAATTTCAATTTCCATAATTATTCCTTATTTATATGTAAAAGCTATTAAGCTTTTACAGTTATTTTACTAAAAGGTAGGTTAGCAGAAACAGGCTTACCATCTAAACGCGTTGTAGCAGTCCATAACACTTCATCAGTAAGAGCATATAACTCATCACTTCTTTTTACTGTTACATTTCTAATATTTCTAACCCAATAACTAATAGGGTTACCAAAAATTACAGGTACATCTGCTACCTCTGCTGGGTCGCCTAGTTCAAAATTTACTACTACAGGATAGCCAGCTAAAGTAGATGTTACAGCATCGGCTGGTGTTGCGCCTGCCTGAGCTTGTAATAATGGTCTACCTGTAGTATCTTTCCACTCATCCATAGCTTTCATTTGCTCATCAGATACATAGAATTTAGCGCCTAATCTTTGACTAGGTGTTAAAGCATAAATAGCATTACGCATATCATCCTCATCTACTACTAAAGTTACAGCAGATACTACATTTACTGTAGCTGTATCTGCTACAATACCTAACGGTTTACCTGAACCATCACCATTAATAAATGCACTTTCAAAAGTACGAGCTAAACGGATACCTAAAGCACCAGCTAACCATGTTTCAATATCAAAAAACGCATCTTCTAAAAGCTCAGTAGATACCACTACACCTGTACTAACTTTATGCGCACCCATCTTAATGTTATCTGTAACTAAATCGGCTGGCGTAATAGCTCCACCCTCAGCAGTCCACGCACCAGCATTACCTGTATCATCAGCAGTAGGTATGCTTAGCTCTCCGTGATTTTCAGTAGTAATAACATTAGCAGATGATAAAATAGTACCATATTCTAATATTTTTTCTAAAAGCTTATTAAAAAACGCATCTGGTACAGCTTCTAAACCTTTACCAGCTTCGCCAGCTTGCATAATACGCTCTTGTAGTTGTTTATTAGTCACTGTACCTCTCATGTAACCTGTAAAAGCAGTTCTAAACTCAGACTGCGCATTACCTTGTTGTACATTAGCTGGCTGTGCATTTACGATAGCTACACCTCTTACAGTTTCAATAGCTTCGATATTTTTATCAATACCGCCTATTTCATCTTTTAAAGTTTGAATAGTTGCCAATGTATCATCATCCATACTTTCACCGCGTTCTTCAACTAATACACCCATTTGTGCAACTTTTTGCGCTCTTAATTCTTGTAATTGTTTTAAAGTCATTATTTACTCTCTTTTAAAATTTGTCTAGCTTCATCTGCTAGTGGATTAGATAGAATTGCTTCTACCTCTTTTTTACATGTTTTACACTCAGCTAAATGCTCCATAGTTCTAGCATCTACCTCTGTAGCCTCATAAGCTGGAAATGGAACGACTGAAATTTCTAAAAGCTCGCCTATCTCTGTAATTTGTCTAGTTACAGGCTCACTTTTCATATTCCAATTATCCGCATTAACAGTAAAGCCAAAACTCATACCGTTAATATCTCCACGCTTTACAAGCTCATGCACCTCTTTCGCTTTTGCTGTATCTGGTAAATCTACTTGAAATCTTAAGCCTACCTCAGTTACAGATAATGTAAGTGTATTACTACGCGTATTACCTAAAACATAATCACTATTATGATTATAAAGCATGAATACTTTATCCATATTTACACCATCAAACGCGCCACGCTCTATATACTCTATAAACTCACCATAGAGTAAACCGCTAGGTTTGTTAAATCTCACAGCATAACCGCTTAAAGATAAGCTCTTATCTTCATTAGCTCTACACTCTATACCCTCTAACTCTAAGTATCTTTTTTCCATAGTCTTTACCTTTTTATTAATTTTAGGGTTACTCGGGGGGTTTTACGCCTTACCGTTGCCTAATTGTTTTTTTAATCGTCCTAATTCACTCTGTACCTTATGCACTAAAGCCCTTAACTCATCATCGCCCTCTGTTCCATCTGTAGAACTTGCTACAGGTTTTACAGGCTCTACAGGCGGTATAGGTGTTAATACCTCTTTATGTAAACCTATAGGCGCTGAGTTAAGAGGTAATACTATCTCATTACCGCCCTCTATGTCTGGTTTATTGTATATCGCTCTACCCTCATTAGGTGTATAAATTCCTTTTTGTACAAGATTAGTAATAACATCTGATTTATCTTTAGCAGTAGCAAATAGTAGAGCATCTGGTACAAACTCTATATAAGTATCTTTACCAGCACCAATTAGTTTAAGTGTTAATTCTTGCTGTATCATAGTATAAACAGGTGCTAAAGTAAAACGCTGATAGATAAGAGCTAATTGCTCTGTGTTGTTATATGTACTATCTATTACACCTAATAATGGAGGCGGTACTTTGAATATTTCCATAATTTCGCTTTTAGTAAGCTTTTTAGATGCTATATAGTCTGCATCTGCTGGCGAAATAGGTTTAAGCTGTGTATAGTTCATACCATCACCCAAAACAGGAGTTTTACCAGCATTACTAGCACCACTATAAGCAGACGAAAAATCCTCTTTTAATTGCTTAATCTGGTCTGGTTTTAGCCCTTTTTCTGTAGTAATAATACCACTTAATACATTTCCATTTTTCATATAGTTAGTAGCGTATTCACTCTCATAATACGCTCTATCATAAGTAGAAATATGTAAACCAATAGGACTTAAACCCTCTCTACCATCTGTAGTAATGTTCACATAATGTAACATATCATCTGGAAATACATTTATTTGCTTTCTGTTACTTAAAGTAACTTTATAGAAATAAGGCTCTATAGCTGAGCCTGTTTCCATAATAGATACATTTTCGCTAGGTATATAGATAAGCCCTACAGCTTTACCGTTTACAGTTTCAATAATACTATAACCATTACCCCAACCGATTAACTGCCCTAGCATAGCATTTTGCCACTTAAAAAAAGTAATATTAGGTGCTGGGTTTTTAAGAAGTTTAGATATATTATTGTCTATTTCTTCACGCCCTTTTGTGGTCTTTTTAAAGACTTTTACAGGGGTCATAGATACACTATCACTAATCATGCGAATAGATGCGTAAACTGTACCAATCTGTAAAGTATTAGAGGGTGTAGAGCCTGATACAATGTTCCAAAGTGTGTTAGCTACTGACATAGTGCGCAGTTCTGTAGTCTCTTTTTTTCTTAAAAATTTAAACATTTACAAACCTTTTGCGCTATTGTACCACAGTTATACATTAAAGTTATATTAAATCTATATATATGTCTCTGTATCACCACAGAAAAAACCACATTCTGGTACAATTATTTCTAAATCTTTTCCCATATCTGGTTTTAATTCATCTAAAAATATACGACCTTTTCTATCTTTTATACAGCTTCTACCTATTTTTCTTTCTAATAATGCCATTTTATTAAATGTTTCTGGGAAATCTACTCTTATTTTATTCCAATATCCCATACCACCTTTTACACACCCAATACAGTTATTATTAGGATAACCTAATTTGTACATTTTCGGTATTTCTATACCAGCATTTTTTAAAATAGCTAAACAGTTTTTTTTATCTAATCTTTCCTCTATTAAAGGGAATATAGCTTTAGTATCTTTTGGTAGTCTTTTTGCTCTTTTTATTTCTTTTTTTGTAAACTCAAACCCAAATATCTGGTTACTATATTCTAAATCTGCTTGTATCTTTTCTCTAAGGCTTCTTTTTAACTCTCCTGTACATCTTGCGCCAGATGCACCATTTACATATTTAGTTTTTTCTATAACTTCAAATTGATTTTTATATCTTGTGCTTGATATATGCTCTATTTCTTTACCATACCACTTTTCACAGTCTTTTATAAATCTTTTATTGTCACTATGCGATGTATTTATTTCAAAATAAAAAATCTTAACATTATCTAACCCATATCTATTTATAGCTATCTTACAAGCTACAGCAGAAGTAGCGCCAGCACTAAACCATAATAATTTCATAATTTCCAGCCTTATTTTAATTTCACACATTATATCATATTATATTATATAATACAAGCTAATTAGATAAACGCTATACTAACCTCTGTTTTATCTTCAAAATGTGCTAGCGCTCTGGTTAAGCAGTTTATAGTAGATGCTACGCCATCTATTTTTTTAAGTCTACTTTGCTTATTAGGTTTAATATTTCCGTTACTGTCTGTAATAACTTCTACATTAGATACATGCCAATTCATACAGGGGTTATCGTCATGTGTTAAATCACCGCGCTTAACAATATCTAAAAAGTATTTAGTCGGAGCGCTTAGAGTTATCGCGCCCTGTCTTACCTGTATATTTTCATAAAAACCAGCCTCAGCCTCTATACGGTTTATTAATGCTATAGCTCTGTAAGGGTCATAGGTTAATTCACAGTCTAGTGCTGTGTTATCTAAAAATGGCATGAGATAATTATACAAATAATCTAAATCTATAGTATCACCTTTTGTAGCTGTTACATATCCAGCATTAACCCATGAGCGCAACGGTATCCTTAATTCTTTTTCGCGGTCTTTCATGTTTGCCTCTGGTATAAAAAACTTAGTGCGTAAGTGATACTTATTATTGTCTAAGAGATATAGAAACGATACAGCAGTAAAATCATCAGTAAGTGATAAGTCCAGCCCAATAATCAATCTGCGCGCCTCTGTAATATCAGTTAATGGCATAGCACAATTTTGCCATTTCTCATAAGGTATAAATATTTCACTTACATTAAGCCACTCATTGAGGTGTTTAGTTCTAAAACTTATCTCATCACTACCACTATGCTGTGCTATCTTATATTTAGCCTCTAAGTATTCCATAGTTACACCATAGCCTATAGCTGGGTTAGCTTCTATCCATGCTTCTTTATCGTGCCATGTTAAGCCTTTAGGTATCTCAAAAATCATGCTATAAAAAGTATCATCTTCTATTATGCCCTCATTAACCTTTTTAGCATACTCATAGCGTATATGAAACGCACCACCAACATTATAACCAGCTGTAGAAATCATTACAGCTAAAGGCTCACTACGCGATGCCATACCCTCGCTTAATACTTGGTACATATCATCAGTTTTAAAAGCATGCCCTCATCTTGTATAAAGAAGTTAGGGCGCAAACCATCTTTAGTTTCTGCATTAGCTGTAAGTACCGCAAAGTTATCCATAAAAGCGCCATCTTCTACCTCTATAGTTTTACGCCCATCATATATATCACATTTATTACTAAGAAATGAGTTTTGCCTTACCATCGTTTTAGATGCCTTAAAAAGTATCTGCGCCTGTTTAGTCTCAGATGCTACGATATATGTTTCTTTTCCTTTTTCTTTATCTAAAAATAGCATATATAGTTCTACAGCACCAGCTAGTTCAGTCTTACCACACTTACGCGGTATGAATAATAAAGATGTACGATGTTTACGCTTGCGCGTTTCTTGATGCACTACTGCTATAGTTTCTAATAACCATTCTATCTGAAATGGTAGTAACTGAAAATTCACACCAGCAAATTCACCAGCAGTATGTTTAAGCATTGAGATAAACTTGATTAATTTCCAGCCTATTACTGTATCCAATGTATACACCGTAGGCGCGTACTTTTTATCTAACATACCAAATATTAATTTAGCATTATCTAAAATAGTTTCTCTCTCTCTTATAAGAGGGTTTTTGATGGGCGCTGTCAAAATAAATCTGCCATTTCATCACGCTCACCAGCCTCTTTAACTGTGAGTTTCTGGCGCGCAGATGGATTAAGCCCTAAGCTATGCTGTATCTTTAAATAGTTAGAAAAATGTTTATCAGCTATTACAGCGTATGGTGAAACTTTTTCAATCCCTTTACCATCATATATAGTACTATCACTTTTAAATGCCATTTCTTGAAAATAATCGTATAGTTGATACTGCATCGCATAACTATTTAAAGCTAGATTATCACTATTTCTATATATGCCTAATAACTTTAGCTCATCTGTAGCCAGACTTAAAACTTCTAAACCTATTTCATTTAATTGAAGTTTTACATTAGGGTCTATTTTTTTATTTTGTTCGGTTTTACTGAGCTCATTTTTTTTTACAAATTTTTTAGGTGTAGAACTTTTTTGATTTTCATAAATTGCTATTAAAGATTTAACGCTTTCACTCTTAAAATGATTAGCACCTTTTATAACTTCATCAACTATAATTAAACCATCAGAAATGTATTTAGTTAAAGTTCTACGGTTACAGCCAATTATAGAAATAGCTTGATTTGTATTTATTAGATTTTCCATGTAAACATTATACCATAAACATTGAGCAAGGTAACTGAGTTAGGTA